TATGAAATTGCTATCGGTCTCCGCAATTCTCACGACAAGAGATTCTCTGCAGGTATCGCCTCCGGTTTAGTGGTCATGGTCTGTGAGAACCTAGACTTCTACGGAGACTTCATTGCCAAGCACAAGCACACAGCGAACGTAGAACATGAACTACACGTTCGGATCTATGGCATGGTTGAGAAGATCGAAGATCAGTACACGAGACACTCTGAGAAAATAGAACAATATCGTGATAGACTTCTCAGTGACTCTGAAACTCATGATCTAATCGTGCAATGTGCAGACCGTAGAGTGTTTCCATGGTCATACGGCGAGAAGGTTCTGAAAGAATTTAGGAACCCAAGACATGAAGAGTTTGAAGACCGTAGCGTATGGGCATTTAACAATGCCACCACAGAGATCTTAAAGAATCGTAACTTTCAAGATCTTCAACCTTCAACCCAAAGACTTCACAATCTTCTGGGTGAAGTGTGTTTGAACTAAGTACAGCGGGCGGGCGGGTCTCCGGACTCGCCCGCACCCGCACTCGCACCACGTCCGTACCATTTTTTTTTAAATAAATAAGTGTGCGAAGCACTCTATACTAGGACGGTACGTCCGTACCATTAATAATAAGGACGTCCGTACCATTTCTATATGACGTCCGTACCATTTCTACAATCTATTATTTCTTCATTTTGTTGGTGTGTTGACACTAGGATGTTACCCTGATATGCTTCATGTGTCAGCGGAAGTTAACCCAACAAGGGAGGGAAAAATGTTTGACATTGACCAAGAGGCGAACGAGCTAATGGCGAATCTCGAAACGCCGTACTGGGTAGCCGACACGATAGGGATCGCCCTAACTAAGGACCCGGTAGATGCACTACTGGCGTTCGAGAAGCTGGCCGAGGTGTTCAAGAGGCGGAATGATGAGCTAGCTAGACTGAACAGTCAAGCCATCCAGATGAAAGCACTTCGTGAGGGTGCTATCGATCTTGCAAAGGAGACTGACGGGATCGATCTGTATGAGGGGAGAGAGGACGGAAGGTGGAATAAGATAGGGTAGCTACGGTGGTGGGTGGGGGCGGTATTGCCCCACCCATCCCCTCCCCACGCCCGAACCATTTTTTTTTTTTAAATAAACAAGTGTGCGAAGCACTCCTTATTGCTGTTGCTGTTTCTTAACGTCCGTACCATTGTCATGGTATATATATTTTCTTTAACTCCTTAACTCCTTACGTCCGTACCATTGCCATGGGACGTCCGTACCATTGCTAGGGTCTCTTATTTCTTCGTTTTGTTGGTGTGTTGACGCCACGATGCTACCATGATATGCTTCATGGGTAGGCGGAATTCACTCTTGACGGGAGACGCATTATGAGTTTGAGAACGGACAGAAAAGATTCTCGCATTCAGTATGACTACGACAATCAGGCATGGGTCGTGGACGGTACCTATCAGGACTGTGGGCACCCTGAAGCGGGAACGATAATGGGCAACGATGGTCCTAGACCCGGTGAACCATTTCCGGGGTGTGATTGCTACGGACGAAGACACAAAGGGGAGAAGGCACCTTCGATCTACTAGCAACGGGGACGGGGGGGGCGTCAGCCCCCCCCACGCCCGAACCATTTTCTTTTAAATAAATAAGTCTCCGAAGGAGTCCTTACGTCCGTACCATTGCCATGGGACGTCCGTACCATTCCTACAATCTATTATTTATTTGTTTTGTTAATGTTTTGACGCCATGATGCCACCCTGATATGGTTCATGCGTCAGAAGGATTCACTCTCAAAGGGGGGCAAAAATGTTCGAGCAACACATCAGAAATTGGGTCTTCAATAATGACGAGCGTTGGGCTCGCTACCCTAACGTGAAACTCACAACGCTCGGTGGGATTGATCGTTACTGCCTCCGTGTGCCTGCAGGACACTTTGTTACACGGGTCATGGAGAATGACCTTATGGGAGCAATGGGCCACGCTGACGGGGAAAATAAGAAGGCAATTGTTGAGATCTGTAAGTATGTTTACAATGAAATTCCGCCGGGCGTCAGTCACGGGAGCGTGGAGGCAGTCAGGGATTGGTTCAAGTCTGGCCCGATCATCCGCTGATATTTGGACGAGATGGGGAGGGGCGTCAGCCCCTCCCCACGTCCGAAGCATTCTTTACGTCCGTACCATTCCTATATGACGTCCGTACCATTCCTATATGACGTCCGTACCATTTAAAAAATATATCAATGCATTAATTTTCTGTCATTTTGTGGATCAGTTGACGGTACAATCTTATCGTTGTACCGTTCATGGGTCAGCAGAAGTTAACTTTAGACGGGAGACAGAAAATGTCAGAAACAAGGAACACACCGACAGCAACACCATTCACCCATTACGAAGCTACTATTGAGAATGGGGAATCGGGTTTGCTTCGCAAATTGCCCGAAGGAGTCGTTGTCGAAGTGGGTCTGGACACAGATCAAGTATCTGACGTCCTCGACTCAGAACGGTATGCCGATTGGCACTGTTCGCTCAGGCACCGCCTGCAGGAACTGGTGGACGCAGGCAGGATCTCAATCAAGAGAGAGTACGAGTGTACAGTATCGGTTACTCTCACTTTCGTCATCTCTGACACAGTGTCAGCAGAGAGTGAAGACGATGCACGCGACGTCTTTGGGGAACACGTCGAGGAGAACTGGCAAGACTTGGTTGATCTGGACAGTGTCGACATTCCTGAAGTCGTAGACGTGGAGGTCGAGCGAGCAGAACTCTAAACGCTAATCCCGTCAGGAGGGCGAGCCCGGAAAGGAGATGGGGCTCGCCCTTTTTTTGTCCCCCCCGCACCCGCACCATTTCAAATCACAAAGAAGTTGTGCTTCGTTAAGAAGCACTCATTATTGCTGTTTCTTTAATGTCCGTACCATTTACATGGTATATATATTTTCTTTAACTCTACACGTCCGTACCGTATTCATACGTCCGTACCCTTTTTATTTTCTTTTCCTTTCTTTATTCTTATCCATGCAATAAGTCATGCTTGCGTCATTCATATAAGTGTGTTATGTTGTGTGTGTCAGACAACGCAGAGGGTGGTCTCCGATAAAACGGTAAGTACCCGCCACCCCAGATCCAAGAGGATTGGAGAAGCCACGGAGAGTGTGGAGCAGGGTTCGGCACTCGACTCGGAGAATGGAGCCGGGAAACCTTAACGTAGTATGCGGGAGATAGTAATGAGTCTATTGAGACAGGGAAGTGGCCCTCGTTGGGGGGCACAGACGTGTGTCGTTCGGCTGTATCGAGTGGACCCATTTTATGACGATTGCGAATGTTGCGGGGAGCCACCTGTGGACTTTATGGAAACAGCCAGAAAAGTGTTGCATACGATCCACGGAAACCATGGTTTGAACAAGAGTGTAACGATTGGTACGATACTTGAGAAACACGTCAAGTGTGAAGAGGACGTGGTAACTGCTCTTCGGGAGGCATCGAACGGGATGGGGATCATCGACTGTCCGTGGTGTGGACGTTCCAGAATCCAGTATGGTTGTGGTTGCCATCAGGATTACGGGTATTAGATAACTTAGGGGTGGGGCTTCGGCTCCACCCCGCCTCCCAAGGAGGGGAATGAGAGAATTAGCTGATTCATTAGGTGGGCTTGGCATGATATCAGTGATCATGTTGGTTTTGTTTCTTAGTTGCGGGGCATAACAGCCCCAAAGGGAGGAACTAAATGTTTGATTCATTCATGGTACAAGCCATGGCTTTTGCGGTAGTCGGATCGTTTTTGTTCGTGGCTTTGTTTTGCTGTGTGCTTTACTTGGGTGCCTATCTTCAAAGGCACTCCGCTCAACCCATGACCAATTTCTTTTGGAGGAAGCGTTATTAAGTACCCGCACCCGTCCCATTACACATGCGGGCGGGTGCGTTCTTCTCTTCTCGGTTTGCTATCTTCACATAACCGACTAGATTAGTGGAGTAACACTAACCCCAACGGGAGGATAGCCATGAGTGAGTTTAACGAGAAAATCTACGAGGACATTCCGCTCCGTAACGAGGACGGAAGTCTAAAGCTGGGTCGAGTGGCACAGGGTAGGTTTGTGGGGACCTCGGAAAGCTTTAAGGCCGAGGTTGTCGAAGCTGTAGTCGACGAGTTGATGCGACTACTCCGTAAAGCCCACGATGAAACGCTAGAACAAAGCGGATCGAAGCGGAGTATGTGGAACCCCACAAGCGACATCGAAGTAATGCTCAACCAATATGACGCATATCAGGAACTTGGGATGGGGCGTGGTGGTGTGGACTTTGACGGAATGATGCGGAGCATGTACCTGTGTGGGTTAGACCATAAGGTCTACTCTGAGATGATAGAGCGTAGACCGAACACTGAGGGGGGGGAATAGTGGCCTACTTCAATAGGTTTGACGTGGCGGAGGCTTGGTACCTTTACCTTCGGGACTACCACGAAGGACAATGGGGTTGGCAGTATCGGAGGCTGTGCAAACTTCGGGAGCGGTTCAGTCCGAGGGCCTCGGTTCGGGAGAATGGTGCGGAGGGGTTGAGTCGCAACGGGCGGGAGATCTATCGGGAGATAGTCGAGCGTGCGGAGGCGGAAGCACAACGGGCGGAGCGGGACGGGCGGAGAATGTGGAAAGCCCACGACGATCTGCAAGGGAGAATCCGATAGGCGGAACGCATGCGGGCGGGGGGGCATCCTCCCCCCCCCGCAATCGGTTTCACGACCCCCCCCGTGGGGGGGGGAGACCCTAAAAAGTGCGAAGCTCCTTACTTATCTATAAACACAGTTTTGCTCACTAAATTGCACAATTTTCCACTCTCCCTACTACTCATACCTTCTTACGTTCATACGCTGGGGGTTTTTTCAAAAACTTTTGCCATGGGACTCCTAGACCCCTTAAATTTTTTTTTCAATTTTTCGGCTCTAGTGGTATGTTCCAATTGCCATGACAAAAATATCCGACGTAGATTCTGTATTGGACGAGGCAGTTCATACTTATTCGATCATGAAGAAGTTGCGTATGTTACGTCGTGGTTCACCGACGGATTACACGGCGAACAATCTTGCGGAGGATTATCCTGACCATTATACATTCTTTGGTTCTCACCAAAATATCAGGTTCATTGGAAAACCTGCTGGGGAGATACTAGAAGACTATCTTACGGAGTTGGGATATTCACGCGGAAGCGACTTATGGTTCAGTTTAGCCCATATTGTTGTGGAGAGAGGAGAGTTTCTGAATGACGGTTCTATCTGACCGACTGTTGGACATTGGCATTGAAAATGTTTTGGTAATGGACGGATATGATGATTGCGTTATTGGTGTACTGGAGCGGTTCGGGATGGACCCTGTCGTGATGTACGACAAGGAAAAGGTAATAAATAAGATCATGGACGAGAGTCCCGGCGGTTCCTACGAGGAAGCTGTCGAGTATTACGAATTCAATCAGCTAGGCGGCTGGCATGGCGACAAGACGCCGGGTTTCCTAGTTCGTTTACCGCAAGAATGAAGGCCAGAGTTCATGTCAACATGCACAACATTCGCTGGAACGCGAAACACGAAGACGATAAGCGTCCAGTGATAACCGTGAAGACATACAAATCGAACGAATATGCCGATACGGTTAAAATAAACGGCCCTTCGAGGGTTGTTTATTCTCCCGACAAGCCGCTTTCGTGTGGTGCAAGGGTTTGGATCGAGTGTGATTATGAGGACATTGGTTATCCGACCGGGAATGAGTAATTAATGGACGTAGCTGCTGTTTCAAGTCAGGTCGAGGGTCTTCCTTTTGGTCAGCAGAAGGAAATACTGAGTCTTCTGGAGGAATTGCACGACGCGAAGGATCGTGAGGGTGCCCACGAGGACTTTCTGGCATTTGTTCGGCAGGTTTGGCCCGCATTTATCGAGGGCAACCATCACCGTATCATGGCGGACGCATTCAATCGTATTGCCGAGGGCGAATTGAAGCGACTCATTATTAATATGCCGCCCCGTCATACGAAGTCCGAGTTCGCTTCTCATCTGTTTCCTGCGTGGTATTTGGGCAAGTTCCCTGACAGAAAGGTCATTCAGACGTCTCATACGGCGGAATTGGCCGTGGGATTCGGTCGTAAGGTGCGTAATCTGGTCGGTTCACCCGACTACAACCGCATCTTCCCGAACGTAGCACTGAGTGCAGACTCGAAAGCGGCGGGCCGGTGGAACACGAGCGAGCAGGGCGACTACTTCGCTATTGGGGTAGGCGGTGCTGTTACGGGTAAGGGTGCGGACATCCTGATTGTTGACGACCCGCATTCTGAGCAGGAAGCCGCGCAAAACGATCCATCTGTTTACGACAAGACATACGAATGGTACACCTCTGGTCCACGTCAGCGGTTACAGCCGGGCGGCGCGATCTGTGTAGTTATGACGCGCTGGTCGAAGAAAGATTTGACGGGCCAGATATTGAAGGCATCCATCGAGCGTGGCGGTGCTGACGAATGGGAGATCATAGAACTGCCCGCAATCCTGCCTAGCGGCAAACCGCTTTGGCCCGGATTCTGGCCGATAGAGCAGTTGGAGGCACTACACGCAGAACTTCCCGTATCGAAGTGGAGTACGCAGTACCAGCAAGATCCGACTGCGGAAGAGTCAGCCATCATCAAGAGGGAATGGTGGAATGAATGGAAGGAACGGAAACCGCCCGCCTGTGAATTTGTTATTCAGTCGTGGGACACCGCGTTTCTCGCCAAGGAAACGGCGGACTACAGCGCATGTACCACATGGGGCGTTTTCTATGACGAGGACAAGAACGCGAACATCATTTTACTGGACGCACTTCAGGAGCGACTGGAGTTTCCCGACTTGAAGGCGCGTGCCTACGAGATGTGGAAGGAATACGAGCCGGACGCATTTATTGTGGAGGCAAAGGCAGCAGGAAGCCCACTCATTTTCGAGCTTCGCCGTATCGGTATCCCCGTTGCCGAGTACACTCCCGGCAGAGGACGCGACAAAATTGCGCGAGTAAATGCTGTATCGGATTTGTTTCATAGCGGCCATGTATGGGCACCGAACAAGAGATGGGCGGAAGAAGTGATTGAACAATTCGCTTCTTTCCCTACGGGCGATCATGATGATTTAGTTGACTCATCCACTCAGGCGTTGCTAAGGTTCAGGCAGGGCGGCTTCATAAGCTTGGACAGTGATGAACCCATGGACGATCTCATGCCGATGCGTCGGGCGGATTATTATTAGCTATCTACAGCACGATACCCTAGCGACTGCGGGCAAAACTCCTGTCTGTAGTTTGTGTGGCGAGGAAACAAAAACAGGTGGCCTGTGGGCGGGGCATCAGAATATTGTTGTTTGCAGCCACGCTTGTGCGAAGAAAGTAATACTGCTGGCCCTCGACGCAATTTCTGGTGCTGATGGCTCTATATCATATGCAGAGTGGATGAAGCTGGCGGATAAATCCTATGATCGGTGGGAACGATACAATGTGTTACACCGTGAAAGCGAGAGGGATTTTGTGGATTCGCTATGCCCTGAGTGTAAAGTGAAACTAAACGAGAGACAATTCAGTTTCAGGGATAGTACCCAGTACGCGGTATATCCCCAGACTTGTCTTGGTTGCGAAAACCATTTGGAACCGGATGTATGTCATGCCGATAGATAAATCACTGACGGGCCTTTTAGATCAGGACGAGTTTGAGATGGGGCCGGAAGGTCTCGTGGTCGTGGAGGAAGAAGAGATTCCAGAAGATACCCTCCTAACCGAGATGGACGATGGGAGCATGGTAGTGGACTTCGATCCACTTTCCGAATTGTTGGGCGGCGAGGATGAGTTCGACTCAAATCTTGCCGAGTCAATAGAAGATAAGGAGTTGCGTACCATCGCCGTTGATCTCATCGGCAAGTTCGATGCAGACAAGAGGAGCAGGGGCGATTGGGAGCAGACCTACGAGGAAGGGCTCGACCAGTTGGGTCTGGAGATTGAGGATCGTACTACCCCATGGGCTGGAGCCTGTGGCGTATTTCATCCCATGCTTTCCGAGGCCGTGGTAAGATTCCAGAGCCAGACGATTCAGGAGATCATGCCAGCCAAGGGTCCGGTCAAAACCCAGATCTGGGGAATGGTAACGAAGGAACGGGAAAAACAGGCTCGTCGTGTTCAGGACTATATGAACTTCCAGCTTCTTGAAGTCATGACCGAATATCGGTCTGAGACCGAGAAGCTTCTTTTTAGCCTTCCTCTTGCAGGTTCCGCATTTCGTAAAATCTATTTCGATCCATCGCTTGGCCGACCGACTTCGATGTTTGTGCCCGCAGAAGATTTCGTGGTTTCATATAACGAGGCGGATCTGGAACAGGCGGAACGCTATACCCATGTAATGAAGAGGAGTACCAATCAGGTACGAAAACTTCAGGTCAACGGGTTTTACCGTGATGTAGAATTGACTGCGTCCCATATAGAAGAGAACCCGATCACGGAGAAGTTGAACGAGATTGGTGGCGTGAGTCCGTCGTTCGAGAAGGAAGAACGCCACGAACTATTGGAGATGCATGTAGATTTCGACTTGCCGGGACAGGAAGATCCCGATGGAGTCGCACTCCCATATGTCATTACTATCGACAAGGGCAGTGCCACCATTTTGTCGATTTACCGGAACTGGGCCGAAGACGACTCACACAGAATAAAAAAACAACATTTCGTGCATTACGGTTACGTTCCCGGTATCGGCTTTTACAACCTTGGCTTGATCCACATGATCGGCGGTCTCGCGAAATCAGCGACCAGTCTGCTGCGTCAACTGGTGGATGCGGGCACACTTTCCAATTTACCCGGAGGGCTAAAGACTCGTGGACTCAGAATCAAGGGCGACGACACGCCCATCATGCCCGGAGAATTCCGGGACGTTGATGTTCCGGGCGGTGTTATCCGGGACAATATCACTTTCCTTCCTTACAAGGAACCTTCTTCGGTCCTTTATCAGTTACTGGGTAATATCGTCGAAGAGGGTCGTCGATTCGCTTCCATGGCGGACCTCAAAGTAGCAGACATGAACCAAGATGCTCCCGTTGGGACCACTCTTGCGATCATGGAGCGGGCGATGAAGGTACAGTCCGCAATTCAGGCACGCATTCACGCGAGCTTAAAACAGGAATTCAAGATTCTAGCACAGATTATCCACGATTATACGGACCCCGATTATCCATACGAGACGGACGAGGGCGAAGGGATCAAGGCTGAGGACTTCGATGACCGGATCGATGTCGTTCCGGTATCCGATCCGAATGCAAGTACGATGGCTCAACGCATAATGCAGTATCAGGCGGCATTGCAACTGGCAGCACAGGCACCGAATTTGTATGACCTGCCGCTGCTGCATCGACAGATGATGGAATTAATTGGTGTTCCCAACGCCGATAAGGTCGTGCCACAGCCTGACGATGTACCACCGAAAGATCCTGTCAGCGAGAATCAGGACATGCTCACTCAGGCACCCGTCAAGGCGTTCGAGTATCAGGATCATGAAGCGCATATGCGTGTTCATATGGTTCTCAAGAACGATCCGCAGATGGGTCAGGAAATGCAGAACAGTCCCATGGGCGGCGCAATATCAGGCGCACTCGATGCTCATGTACGCGAACATCTGGCGTTCATATTCAGGGATCAGATCGAAACAGAGCTTGGCGTGGAGCTTCCGCCGTTCGGCGAGCCGCTGCCCCAAGATATGGAAAAACGTCTCAGCACCTTGGTGGCCGACGCTGCCGACCAAATGCTGGGCAAGAAACAGCAACAAGCACAGGCAGCCGAAAATGCTGCCATGCAGGAAGATCCTATCGTTCAGCAGAGGGAACGCGAACTTGGTATCCGCGAAATGGAAGTCCAGCGGAAACAGCAGGCCGATTCAGCGAAGCAGCAGCTTGAGCAACAGAAGCTTGCTGCCAGCCAAGAGAAGGGTGCAGCAGAACTGGCCCTTGAAAGAGAGAAGCTTGCAAGCAAGCAGCAGATAGATGTTGCCGAATTGTCACTGGAAGAAGAGGAATTAAGACTAAAGGCCGAGCAGGACCAACAAAAATTCGAGTATTCACAGGAGTTGGAAGCAATGAAATTCGGACTAGAAGTCGCAAAGGAAGAAAAGAGTGAGTGAAGACGTCCTGTCGTTACTCAGAAAAAAGATTCGAGATGAAATGAACGAGTTGGCAGACCATCTGGCGGTAGGTTCTGCTCAGAATATAGAGGAATACCGTAAGATATGTGGTATGATAGAGGGTCTTGCATGGACGGAGCGCGAAATCATAGATATTGAGGAGAGACTTAGAGAACTTTAGTTGGTGGGTAAGTAAAAGATAACGCTGTCCCAGAGCGCACATTTAAAAACGAGAGATTGCAATGGCTAGACTCGCACCAGAAACAGTAGATGAATATGACGGAGCAGTACCATCCCAAGAAGGATCGGAAGAAGAGCCGTCACCTCAACTTGCAACGCAATTGCCGGAGCCAAAAGGCTACAAATTGCTGATTGCACTCCCCGAAGTGGCCGAAACTACTGAAAGTGGCATCATCAAGTCCATTAAATCCCAGCATGAAGAGTCAATTTCGACCGTGGTGGGCTGGGTGATAAGCATGGGTGCCGATGCCTATGCCAATTTTTCTCGATTTCCTACTGGACCGTACTGTAAAGTGGGCGATTGGGTGGTATTCCGTGCTTTTTCTGGCACAAGAATCAAAATTCATGGCAAAGAATTCCGTTTAATCAACGACGACACTGTTGAAGCGGTTGTCCAAGACCCCAGAGGCGTAGAGAGGGCCTAAAATGAGCGAAGAAAACGAAAGAATGAGCAGCGAAGACAAATTTCTGGGCGTAAGGACGACCATCACGCCTACTGAATCGAATTCAGAGGGTGAGGAACTGACGGTTACCGACGATATCGACATTGAAGTCGTTGATGATCGCCCAAGCGAGGACCAAAGAGTCCCCGCAGCGAAAAAAGTGGACGATGATGTGGAATTGTCGGACGATGAACTGTCTCAGCTAGGGTCTCGTGCCCAAAAACGTATTAAAAAGCTTAAATGGGAGTATCACGAGGAGCGTAGAGCCAAGGAAAAGTCCGATAGGCTTGCATCTGAGGCTGTCAATTACACACAAAACCTGCAAGGGGAGAATCAGCGGCTGCTCAAACTGGTACATGATTCACAAAAGGCCCTGACGGAAAGAAGTCGGTATGGTGCGGAAGCTGCCCTTGCTGTTGCACAGGAAAACTACAAAAAGGCACACGAATCTGGTGATTCCGAGCAGATTATGGTGGCGCAACAAAACTTGACTGCTGCACAATTGGCTCAAGCGGCTGCGCCGGATGTATCGCAGAAGGTTATTGATAACTGGAAAAGTCAGGTGATGGCTGAACAGCGTCAAGCTCATAGGGAGCAGCCTGAAGAAGAATTTCGTGTTCCTGAACCCGATGCAAGGGCCGTGGAATGGCAGGAAGCCAACCCGTGGTTCGGCAATGACAAGGAAATGACGAGCTTTGCGTATGGTGTGCATGAAAAGCTCGTTGCCGATGAAGGTGTTGACCCTACTTCGGAAGAGTATTATGAATTAATCAACAAACGCATGGAAGAAGTTTTCCCAGCGCATTTCAGTAGCAACGTATCGGCATCGCAAGATTCTGTTATTGTTGAGACTGCACCTCGTCGCAAGGCGAGCCCCGTGGTTGCGCCAGCGTCCAGAAACAATGGCGCGGTACCTCGCAAAGTTGTGTTAACCTCGACCCAAGTGTCGCTTGCAAAGCGTTTGGGGCTGACGCCTCAGCAATATGCACAACAGCTTCTTAAGGAGATGTCCTAATGGCTGAGAAACGCGCTCCAAGGGAGCCCAGATCTTTAGACACTCGTGAAAACGAGAGTCGTGAGAGGTCGTGGGAGCCCGCATCCATTCTTCCAGACCCTGAGCCGCAAGATGGTTGGGTGTTTCGGTGGATACGAACTTCTATGGTAGGCCATCCAGACAACACGAACGTGTCAAAGCGTTTTCGTGAAGGATGGGAACCTGTTCGTGCCGAAGATCACCCGGAAATGCAGATCATGAGTGATCATGATTCGGACTGGGCAAGGAAAGGTGGAATTGAAGTCGGTGGTTTGCTGCTCTGTAAGGCAGCGCAAGAGGAAGTGGAAGCTAGGCAGCAGTATTATGCCCAGCACGCTCGATCACAGATGCAAGCCGTCGATAATGCTTATATGCGTGAGAACGATCCTCGGATGCCGGTTCTTGCGCCTGATCGTAAAACCCGCGTGGCTTTTGGCAAAGGTAGTAGAGGCTAGAGTCACATGACCTATTCTTGAGGTAATTATGGCTACAACGGCAACACCGTATGGGGCTAGACCGATTGGCTCTCTCAGTTGTTCCGGGTCTTATACCGGAAAGGTGAGACATCTGCCGATCATTACGACGTATGGCACCCAGATTTCTTACGGTGATTTTTGTAAGGTCGCGTCAGATGGTACCATTGCAAAGGATACTGGTACTACTGCGACGACTGCAGTCGGGATCTTCATGGGCTGTTCTTATACAGACCCAACAACAAATCAGAAGACGTTTTCGCAGTTCTGGCCTGCATCTAATGCAGCAACTGATGCGATGGCGTATGTGCTTGATGATCCTTTCGTCGTGTTTCAAATGCAGGCTGACGAGGCAATGAATACTACGGATCGCGGATTGAATGCATCCATAGTCGTTACAGCAGGTAGTAGCACTCTCGGCCACTCCAAGAGTGCGCTTGATGGTAGTACGCCAGCTACAACGAACACGTTGCCTCTTCGTATCATTGATTTCGTTGAAGGGCCTAGCAGCCTACCCCCAAAGGGGACAACGGCCAGTGATGCATATCCAGATGTTATCGTGAAGTTTAACGCCGCTTCTAGCGGGTCAGCTTCTAATCATTCCTACTTGAACGCCACTGGCGTATAGGAGACTGACTAATGGCTATTTCACGAGCACAACTTCTCAAGGAACTACTTCCGGGCCTTAACGCACTCTTTGGATTGGAGTATGCACGGTACGATGACGAGCATTCCGAGATCTATGAGACGGAAAGTTCCAGTAGATCTTTCGAGGAAGAAGTGAAGCTTTCGGGCTTCGATGCTGCCCCGGTTAAGGATGAAGGGTCGGCAATTTCGTATGACGCTGCACAGGAGAGCTTTACGGCTCGTTACAATCATGAGACAGTCGCCATGGGCTTTGCTATCACAGAAGAAGCCATGGAAGACAATCTCTACGATTCCCTGTCGGCTCGTTACACCAAGGCTTTGGCTCGCGCCATGGCCCACACCAAGCAGGTGAAGGCAGTATTCCCGCTTAATAACGGGTTCACCAACGCTTTTCAGAGCGGCGACGGTGTAAATCTCTTTACGGCATCAAGTGATGGCGTAACTGGCGGAGACGGTCACCCACTCGTTTCGGGTGGTACGAACTCGAACCGTCCAGCTACTGCTGTTGACCTCAACGAGACTTCTCTTGAGGCTGCCGTAATCCAGATTGGCAAATGGACGGATGAGCGTGGTCTATTGATCGCTGCTCGCCCCCAGACGCTTGTCATCCCGCCCGACTTGCAGTTCGTGGCGACACGGGTGATGAAATCTGAACTTCGTCCTTCAACCGCCGACAACGACATCAATGCTGTAAGAAGCATGGGTGTTGTGCCCGGTGGTACGGTCGTGAACCACTTCCTGACGGATACGGATGCATGGTTCCTTCTGACCGATGTTCCAGATGGGATGAAGCACTTCAATCGTGTTGCTCTTGAGACAAGCATGGACGGTGATTTCGATACCGGAAATGTTCGTTATAAGGCTCGCGAGCGGTACAGCTTCGGTGTCTCCGACCCACTAGGGATCTGGGGTTCGCCGGGAGCGTAAGATAGTTGAAGGACGGAGGCGGTCATTATGACCGTTGGGGAAGACATGGTATGGCTGGTGATCGTTTCCGTCCTTTAATTATGAGTTACTGGGATTGATAGTCCTGACGACTGACCCAGCAGACGTTTACGAAGACTTCAGGACGAAACCTTTCGTAAGAAGGTACGGTTATGGCTAACACAACCTTTTCAGGTCCAGTCAGGTCCGAAGATGGATTTGATGTGGTATCTAAAAGTTCTACAACTGGCGCATTCACAACGGAATTCAGCCTAGACGGATCGGGATTGCAGGTTACTCCCGTTACGTTTAGCGATGCGGATACCACCCTGACTGCCACCGCTAATAGTGGCAGGATCAATGTTGTTCCAGCAATCACTGGAAACCGGACACTCACTCTTCCGTCACCTACGGCGGGGATATGGTTCAGGTTTGTTTACGGTGGGGCGGCAGAAGAAGCGCAGAACCTGATCTTTGATACAGGTTCCGATACGAATTTCTTCATCGGTGGCATCGTCCATATGGATTCCAATGCAGACAACGTGTCTGTTTATGCTGACGGCAACTCAAACTCTACGCTAACCCTGACAGATTTTGGTATCTTTGAAATCAACATTCTGGCAAAGGATTCAACGAATTGGATCATTTGGGGTTATCAGGAAGGTGCAGACGTACCTGCCTTTGCTGATCAGTAGGAGATGATTTGTTAAACTGAGATAGGCCACCCATCTTCCGGTGGGTGGTCATATCTCCTATTGCAAGCGGGGCTAGGAGCCCTGTCCTTGCGGGGAGAAACTGATGGCTGACGCAGTAACCTCACAAACGATTCAAGACGGCGACCGTATTGCCGTCATGAAGTTCACCAACATCTCCGATGGTTCAGGCGAAAGTGCCGTGACCAAGATAGATGTTTCCGCCCT